TCGGGGGCCTCTCCGTCCGGCGATCAACCGACCGTTTGTTTGCAGCACGAAGTCCCCGGCGGAGTTCGTGACACCGGGAGCCCAGGTCGTTTCCGTTTCCTGCGAGGCCCAGGCCACTTGCCGGGGATTCGAAGAAGACCCGAGGGCCATGATGAACCGTTCCCCGGTGACGACGACGGCCCGGCAACCCGTGGGGGCGTTCGTGAGCTGGGTAAAGTCGTTGGCGATGTTCTTGTCCCAAATCCAAATCTTGCCGTCCGAGGTGAGACAGCCGAGCAGCTTTTCCCCGAAGTTGTCGAGGCTCCAGGTATCCGCATCCACGAAGACCGCCGCCGTCGAGCCCGTGCCGTAGAGCCCTACGCCATAGGGCCCCGCGCCGTAGGCGCCCGAGCCCGTGATGGTCGAGCCATCCGCCGCCCCCGCCGTTAACCCCCCAGGCGTGATATCGGTCAGCGTGGATGGCGAGTACGCATAGGCTCTGGTCGTGCCCGTCGTTCCCAGCCCAAGCCAGGCCGAACCATCATTGCCGCGCCACGGCACCGTGCCCCTCGGGAAGCCCGCGGCATCAATTTCGACGCCGGTCGAATCGTAGGTCAGCGCCCATCCCCCAATCGGGAGAATGGGCGGATACTGACTGCCATCGGGGAGCCACCGAATCAGATTTCCCCGCGCCCAGCGGCCCTTCGACTGATAGAGCGTGCCGTTCGCATAGAGGCCCGCGGGAAGATTCAGGGGCAGCAGGGTTTCCACTAGAGCACGCTCGCCGTGTCAGGATCGAGACTCCGAATCGAGGCGGTTTGCAGCGTAAACGTCCCAGCCCCTACTTGGTCACACTGGAAATGCACGGTGATGGGATTGCCGTCCGTCTCCGCTGGGGACGCCGCGGCGAGCGTCGTAATGACCCCTCCCCCGGAACTGTCGCTAATGAGCACGACATCGGCGCGCTGGGAGTTCGAGGCACGGCGGATGACCCGCGCCGATACCGAGAACCGCGTGCCCGCGAATGCCGTAAAGGTACTGAGGGTGGTCCCACCCCAGACGAGGTTGACGGTGCTATTCGTGGCCCCCGCGAGACCCGCATATGTGATCTCGACTCCTGCCCCATTGCGGTCCAGCGTGTTCGCGGCCAGCGTCCCCGTCGTGACATCGACCAAGGCCGTGGACGCCGTGGTGACGTTCGCGGCGGTGAAGGCGGTATGCGCCACCCGGTTGACGGTGGTCGAGTTCCCGATGTAGGAATTGAGCTTCCCATTCACCGTGAAGGGGCCAGGCACGATGTAGGTCTTTTGGTGGAGCAGGGACCCGTACCACGTCGTGCCGCCATCGTAGGTGACGAGCTGTAGCACATCGACCCCGGCGGCTGTCAGCACGGGGTCTTGATCCCCGTTTTCCCAGATGACCGAGGCGGGCCACGTAATCCCGAAGGCCGCCCCGTTGGTGATCTTGAGCCAAATGCGGGTGAAGAAGGTGCTCGTCGGGACGTTCGAGAACGCAATCGACGTGACTTGGGTATTCGTGCCGGTGAAGGCACGGGCGAGCGAGCAGTCCACCGTCGTCGTCGCGCCCCAGGCCAAGGCGGATTGAATGAGCCGGGGCTTCGCCAGTTCGGTGTCGAGAGTGTCGAGGTCCGTGTTGAGTTTCGTGCCCCACGTCCCGGACGAGGCCCCGACTTCGGGCTTGGTTAACGCAAAGTTCGCGGTTGTCGCGTCGGCCATTTATTTCTGCAACTGGTAGGGGGCGGCGATCGCGTTGTTCGTGTACAGCGCGTACTTCGCCACGAGCGCCTGTTCGAGCGCAAAGAGCATGCTCGGCCCCACGTCCCCGGTGAAGACGATCACTTCCGCGACATCCCCGATAAAGCCCGTGACCCCGACATCGACGTTCGAGTTCGTATTGGTCCCCGTCGCGCCAGCCGGGAAGGTATGCACCCCATCGACCGCGAGCCGGGACGAGGCACCCGAGGGCGCCGCGACGAAGCTCGACACATGAAAGAGCGTCACATCCCCGGCGACACCGGAGGTCGCGCTCGCCACGTTGTCATCCACCGCGGTAAAGGCGTTGGCCGTGGCCCAGTCCAAGGCCACCCCGATCCGCTGGGCATTGAAGGTGGCGATCTTGTTCACCGCCGCATCATCCGCTTCGGTGTTCCGAAACACCCCGATGACCGTGATGGGGCGAACGATGGCTCCCGCCACGGCGGCTTGCATGGTGTCCGTCGCATCGACGTAGCGCACCACGGGTTGCCCGGCGAGGATGCTCACCTTGTAGATCGGCTGGTTCGCCCCGGTGCCTTGGACCAGATGCCGGGCATTGCCCGAGAGGTCGTTCCACTGGGCCACGGCGGTCGCATCGGCGGGATTCGCCGCGCCCCCGAAGCCGTTCAGGGTATCGGCGCTGTACCAGGCAAAGAGCGCGCCCCCGAAGGTCCGCGGGTCGATACTGAGTAAGTTGCCCACTAGAACACCCTCGCTAACGGTTGGAATTGCGGACGGGTCCCGACGAGGAGCCGTTCGTGCTGGCGGTTCACGTCCTTGACGATCTGGTGGAATCGGCTCTCCCACATCGGCAAGCGTTCGTCGTGCAGGAGATAGGGCGCGGATTCACACAAGGCCCCATAGAGGTAGAGGTCCGGCGTGTCCGCGTAGATCGGATTCGCGGACGCATTGCCGCTCGTGATCGGCACCGCTACCGAGGCGGTGGGTCCCACTTGCACCGTGACGATGGTGTAGGTGCTGTTTACCCCGAGTGAATCCTTGGGGACGTTCGGGAACGGATAGACGGCAATCTGCTGCCCGAGGATGGCGTAGGTCTCGGGGGCGCCGGTGCTCGGGAAGTCCCGATGGTACGTGAGGAGGACCGTCTCGGTCACCTGCGGCAAGGGACTGGCCGGGTTGAACGTCAGGTTCGCGTCGGTGACCCGGTAGCCCACGAAGGGCATTTCGACCACCCCAGCCAATCCCGGAATGACTCCGGTGCGTCCGGTCGTGGCATCCAAGGGAAAGCTGAACTCGGCGCGGGTCGAGAACGGGGTCAGCTCGCGCTGCATCCGGGCTTCCGCCAAGCGAATGAAGTCGGGGATGCGGGCGTCCAGGTCGCTTCGGTTTAAATACGCCGCGATGGTCGCCACGAGGTCGGCGTAGGTGACGAAGGCCATTAGACCGCCGCCCGCGTTTGCACGGATGCCCGAGAGGCGACCGCGTGTTGGGCTTCAAACTCCACCATCCCGATGTGCGTCACTTCTTTGGAGAGGTCGTGATCCACGTAGATCGTCGCCCCGGCGTCGGTCAGCTTTTTGCAAAAAAAGAGGTCTTCGCCAATGTGCGCGTGATCGTCCGGCACCCAGCCCATCATAAACCGGGGCGGCTTGATACTCCGCACGAGGTCCGCGTGGACGAGCATGACCCCCATGCCTGTAGCGGCCACGGCCTCAAGCCCCGTCGAGTCTTGCTCGGTATAGACACGGGTCATGGGGTCCCCGAGACTGTGGACGCTCACGGGGTGGAAAGGCGGTCGCCGGGTCGTATAGTTCGCGGCGACGACGGGGGTATCGTGCGCGAGGAGTCGAACCAATGCGTTGACCGGAAATCGCATGTCCGAGTCCAGATAGAGCAGGGCATCGCATTGGGCCCGGAGGGCGGCCTCGGTCGTCTTTTCCCGTAACTCAGGGAGCCAGCAGCCGGTTGCCAGAAAGCGCCGGAGGTCCAAGTCGGGGCGCGCCGCCACAGTGAAGGCGAGGAGCCCAGCCAAGTCGTATGAGTGCCACGCCCAGACGTGATCGGTCGAAACAAGGCACACCCCGATTCTCACAGTTTGCCCGCCTTCACCCGGAACAGTTTGTTGTCTGGGTTCATGCAACCTGCGCCCACATATGGGCATGGTGGATACGGTGGCAGTTGGCGCAAAGGAGATCGCACTTCAGGGCCTCCGCCGCCGCCTTGCGCGATAAAAGCCAGTTTCCAGCTATCGCCATCTCTTTTGTCGCAGGATCTCGATGGTGGAAATCAAGCGCGGCCCATTCGCGTCGCTCTACGGGTTCCCAACCGCACTGTTTGCATCGACCACCGAGTTGTTTGGCGAGCGTGATTTTACGATTTTGCCATCTGGCGTGGCGCGCCGCATTAAAGCAGTTCACACACCACGCATGGCGTCGAGTGCCTTTATCACCCCCACAACGTCCACATCGTCCAGGGATGGCATACTTCATAGGCTGCATTCCCTTGGCCCGCCGCTTCTGACGTTCTCGGGCAATTGCGCAAGGACGGCAACTACGCCCTAGCCGACCGTTCTTACCAGACCAGCGATACCAATCATCCGAGTGGCATTTGCGACAGGTCTTGGTCATTACAATTTCCCGGGTTTGACTCGGAAAAGACGGTTCTCGCTCGCATTCAGGAACTTGTGCATCGCCTGCTGGCGGTCCAAGGCCGATAAGCCTTGCTCACGCCACGTCTTCCTGAGCGCCATGTAGATGGGCATGGGAATCCGCGCCACCAGGTTGTCGTTGTCCTTCCACGTCGTCCCTTGGAGACTGGCCAGGTCTTTGTTCTGCTCCAGAATCGGTTCCACATCAACGGACGATTCCACGGCAAAGCGCCCATCAGGCAAGGCATGGAAGGTCCGCACCCGCCCGGTCAAGGGATCTTCGTCGAGGAGGAGGGTCGTGTCGCTCACGTGTACCCGTGCTTCGCCCGTTGGCGAAAGCCTTTCGCCCCGGCTTTGTGATACACCTGGGACGCGCCCGCTTTGCCGGGGGCTTTGACAAACTCCTTGCCCACGGCTTGGGAAATCCCGAGCGTGGACTTCCCGGCGGCGGCGGCGTACATCGCCCGTTTTTGACGGTCAGAGGTCGCAGGCATCAGGGCCGCTGGACGTTGAAGACATAGACCCCCGCCGGCGGGACGTTCGCGACGGCGGTGAAGTTGCCCCACTGAATCGCCACCGTCGTCGCGTTCACCACCCGCGCCCCGACAATCCCGACATGGGTCGTCAAGGCCGCCGGAGGGTTGACGGTCACATGATCGGTCACCGCCAAGACGAGCGGCGTCCCGAGCCCCGTGGCATAGCGCTGCAACGCCACGGTCAAATCGTAGGACTCCTCGGTCACATCCACCGCCGCGCTGCGCGCCGTGGGCGTGAGGGAGACGGCGAGGACAATTGCGCCCGCGAAGGCCATTAGCCCCCCGCTTTCTTGCCCTTCGCGGAGACGTTCCGGGGACAGCTATCCCGGTGCCCGTCGATCAACTCGCGCCCAATCTGGGTGCGGACCTGCACCCCGGTGACCGGGTTGTAGCCCTTGTACGCCCCGCAGTCGGGACAGGGGCCATTGCCGGCGGCGGTTTGCTCCGCTTGCCAGGCCGTGTCCTGCTCGACGTGGGCCGCCCATTCCAAGCGGCGGGCTTCCTCTGGGGTGACAACGACGTTCGGCTTCTCTTTCCCTGCCATGTGTTCCCCCTTAAGAAGGACGCATGACCTTGATTTCTGTTGCGTCCAGTGTTTTCCGAATCTGCTCCCGACGCTTGTCCGACAGCATCCCGTAAAGCGTGAGCAAAATCCCGCGCGCCCGCGCACCACAGGCCAACCAGCGCCACGCCCCTCGACTGATATAGCGCTTGTCATAACCTGAGCGGACAGCATTCAGACGAAATACATGCCCCCCGAACAGCGCGGCCATCCGATCCAACGGCTCCCGATTTACCTGCCCGACGGAAATCCGCGTGGAGTGGTTCGCGTAACAGCAACTCCCCTCGCCTTCGTAGAACCCTGCGGCCCAAGCAATATCGCGCACACGAGGCCGCGATATTGCCCGAACCGCTGGAGAACGCTTACCCACTGACATCAGGAGGTAAGTAGATCGGCCAGAAGGCCTTGAGAGAAGTCAGTTTTCACCTTGAGGCCCCACTCCGCGAGCAGCATCCGCTTCTCGGCATCGCCCGTCTTCGCCAGCTCCTCCACCCGGTAGGGCCGGAGGTAGACGATATCGATGTATTCGAAGTCCAGCACCCACGCATCCCGGTCCCGCTGGAAGCGGTTCGGGACGATGGAGTACGTGCCGAACTCTCCCACGTACACATCCGCCGACCCGATGATGGCCGCAGGCCGTGCGGCTTCCTGGAAGTACGTCTTCGTCGCGATCCCGGCGAACCCGGAGAACACCGACTTGTTGAACGGGCCCACCATGATCGTGTCCGGCGACCCGCCGTTCACCCACACGCCCGAGAGTACCACCTTGAGCAACGCTTCGGTGGCGGCGCGCTGGGTCCCATCGTTCCGGGGGTCGGTAAAGAGCAGGGCGTCGGTGGGGTTCGTCCCCGCGGCGCCCATCGAGACGTTGGTGCCGTCGATGGAGCCGATGGTGGCCCCCATCGTGCCCGTCTTCGGGGCGGTCGTGCCGTTGCCGGCCACGGCGCCCACGTTGTCCAGGCAGTTCTTCTCGATGTCGCGTTTGATTTCCGCCGACCGTTTGGTGATCTGGTAGGCGAGTTCCTGCTTGCGGCCCGCCGTCGAGACGGCGTTGGTGGTCCCGGCGACGATGATGGCTTTCCGGCTGATCTGCGTCCGGTTCCCCATCCGCACGGTGGCCGTCACGGCATCGAACGCCCCGATGTCGTCGCCTTGGAGCTGCGCGTTCGTGGAGACCGCCGCCGCCAAAGCGTCTCGCTGCCATTCGTACAGCGTGTTGTCCACCGAGTCCCGGCCCGCGTTCGAAATGAACGGGGTATCCTCCGGGCTCAGA